GCACATTGCACGCAGCAACTCCCGCAAATCCGCAACGTGAAACTGGTGAACCGGACCAAACATTTTTGCCATCCGGCCTTTGAGTCGCATGGTTTTAAGCATCCATCAGCTCCTTTCTGCGCACGATCCGCACAGTACGGTTACGCCAGTATTCGCCATAAGGAACGCGTGTAGAAAGGCTCCCGGCGTTATGATGAAGAATGATATTGTTCCCGAGATAGATTGCGGCGTGGTTCGTTACCGGAGCACTGATGCGCATCATGATCATGTCGCCCTCTCGCATCTCCGCTGGCTCGATCTCCACAAATCCCTCTGACTGCCAGTTATCGTCATAGAGGTTTTCTTTGCCGTCCACCCACCACTCATAATCAACAGACCAGTTTTTCAGGGTGATTCCGTGCTCACGCTGGTACCAGTCCATTATGAGTGTCCAGCAGTCATTACCGCCAATCAGCCAGGGGCGACCGGTGTAGTCCCGGTCAGTTCGTGGACTGATGGTGCAGAAGTCGCCATCCGGCCACGACATAATGCCCCACTCCACGCCGGAGAAGTCGCACTGCACCCGATCATGCTCTGACGGGATGAGCTGCGGCGCGTCCGGGTGTGAATGGATGACCATCAGAATTTCGCCCTGCGCTTCAGCTGCCCGCTTATCCTCCGGCGACAGCGTGAAATGCTCTGTCGGCGCGTCAGCGATATTCCTGCAGGGGATGTAATTCTGGGTCCGGTCTGACTGGATGACCAGCCCGCATGCCTCTTTCGGGTATTCAGCGGCCACATGCTCGCGTATCGCTTCAAGAATCTTTTTGCGCATCGTTATTTACCCTGAAGGTTTGCAGCCGGGAACCCGCCGAACGGCAGCGGCTGATCGTTACCAAAGCGTGCTTTGCAGTCAGACATACGTCCGCCGCAGACATCTTTTGACGGGTCATTAGTAGCCGTGCCGTCTTTGGTGAAATACCTGTTGCCTGCGTAATCGCAGCCTGTACCGGTGCGGTACCAGCCACGCATGCACCAGGTGCAGACAGGCGTAATCTGCCGCGATGGAAGCTGCAGGCTCTGAATGTCGAAAGGAGAGCAAAGCTCAAAATCCACCTGGGCACGCGTCTCGGAGGTTTTCGCATTCACGTAAAACAGCTGAACTCGCTCTTCCTGCGGGTTGGCGCTGGGATTGCCTGCGGTCCAGTTTGCCGCATCAAGATATTTTGCCAGGGTGGTGTGGATGCGCACCTTCGCCTTCACCATGTCGTCAAACTGCAGACACAGTGCTGTGACATAGTTGCCGACGTTGCCAACAGAAAGCTTTGGCGTCGGCTGTGAGCCGGTGCTGCTCATCTCCATACCGGTCAGTTCATATGGGTGCGGATCGTACTCATTGCCCTGCCAGATGATGGACGGCAGGTTTTCTGCTGCATATGACTGCCAGCCTTCGGTCGGAAGGTTGTACGCATGAAAGCGCAGCACGGTATCAAGCCCAAAAGCCGTGCCGTCAATCTCAATCAGCTGGACCAGACTCCCCGGCTCCAGCGCCTGAACGTCCTGGTTAAAACTCATTTTTCACCCAATAAAAAAGGGCGCATCAGCGCCCTGTTGTTATCGTGACCTGTCACGGTGCGAAAGCCTGCTCGAAGGTAAAACTGATTTCCACGAAATTTCCGTTGATGAAGGCGGGCCGGATTGAATCAGACTTTACGCGGTAGAGCTTTTTCTCTCCCCACGGATTGATCCACCAGCAGGAGGTGGTGACGTGTGCTTTGAGAAAAGCCCTTACGATCGCCATTTCAGCTTTGCTGCCGCTGCAGGTTACCGGCCAGGACTCGCGCTGATCGTTAATCCCGACACCGGCCACCTGCTTGTAGCCGTCACCGAACTGGGCCTGAAGGGTGGCAACGTTAACCTCCTCCGTCGCCCCCGTTCTGACGCACCATCCAAAAGTATCAATAGCCATTTTTCACCATCAGTTTTACCCGCCCCGGTAAAGTATGCCGCCTGGAAGTATCTCTTTCTTAAGGCGGTCAGAAAGTACAGTCTGGATCATGCTCTGCAATTGTCGGGCAGTATTGGCAGTGTTGGCGCTGCTTGTTTCACCGGCCCCGCCACCCTCAACCGTGACAGGCGCGCTGACAGAAATAGATGTACCGCCACTGCCACCGCTAGTGCCTATCGCACGCACACCAAGTGAGCCATCTGCTGCACGCGTCAGCGGCATAATCGCTTCAGGACCCGCCTCTCCCATCAGACCGGCACCTTTAGCGAATGCAAACAGCGTCGGAGAGCTGACGACCGATCCGCTGTACTGGCTCAGGTCATGGGACTCATACACACCCCCTTTAGCGTTCAGCGTCAGGTTATTGTAAGAGCCGCTGCTGAATGAGTTATTCGCTGTGCCTCCGCCAGCCGATGCCGCGCCAACAGCAGCGCCACCGACAGAACTGACAATGCCACTCACCAGATTAACCGCAGCCATCTGCAGAGCGACCTTAGCGATCATGCTGAGCACTGATGCAGTCCAGTCCTTCCAACTGGCTTTGTTACCCATCAGCATGGATGAAACATTATCCAGAGCGCTATCCATGGAGCTGCTGACGATGCTTGCTGCTGAGGCTGAATAGTTTGATGAAGTGTCCAGCCAGTTCACCAGACCATCACTCACCCCACCCATCCAGTCGGACTGCATGGCATCCATGCTTTTGTAGTAGTCCTCCTGAATTTTCAGGCGGTCGCTCATGGCGCTGCCGATAGCGCTGTTTTCACGCTCATAAAGCGATTTGGTGATATCGCCAGACTGATACTGTGTCTGGAGCTCGCGCTGCTGATCGAGGAATTCGCGCTCGATGCTCAGGCGCTCCTTCATGCGCTGACGCTCTTTGTCGCCCTGCCCGGCCCCCTGAACATCGATATTCAGCGATGATTTTGCATTGCCGTTCTGCGCCTGCAGGTTTGCAACAAAAGCCGCTATCTTGGCATTCTCTTCATTAGCTTTTTTGACTGCATTAAGCCGATCAACTTCCTGCGCTAGCAACTCCAGGCGTTTCTGCTGCGTGCCGTTCAGCCCCTGCAGCTTGCCGTCTGCGATGTCGAACTGAAGCTTCTGCTGCTCGGTCACCACTGCAGTCTTTTTACCGGTTGTGTCAATCAGCTCAATCTGGCGCATGTAACTGCGCTCTGCCGCTTTGAATGCTGACTCCAGTTTTGCACCGGCTGTATCCTTCGGTGGCTTCCCGTTCGTCTGGCCCGGTGCCAGTCCGAAGTCTAGCAGCGATGAAGCACTGGATGGCGTAACATCGGGGGATATCCTGATATCTTTCGGCTGCTTATTAAGCACTGACAGGCGTCCGGTCAGCGTGGCAATTTCGTCTGATACCGCCTTGACGCTGTCGTCTTTACCCATGATCCAGCCGAGGAAGGTCTGACTGCCGTCATACATTCCGTTGCCGCGATCCTTTGCATTGCTGTTTAGGTAATCAATACGTGCCTTAATCTGGTCCGGGTTATTCATATCAACCCGGTTACCCAGCGCCGCCATACGGTTGGATGATGATGTGGCAAGTTTTCCTGCACCAGCTGCTGCTTTAATCAGCCATCCGGCAAGCTGCGCTACCTGACTGACAAGGTCGGCAATGCCCTGCAGTACTTTCGGATCAGTCAATACATCGTGAATCTCTGAGAGGGAGTTATTCAGCGGACTCAGGTCAACGTGCGCCAGTCCGGCTGCGATCTCCATCTTCAGCCCCTTCACCTGAGCTTCCATATCCTGAAACAGGGTGTTGACCTTAATCAGGTCATCAATAGATTGCGGGTCAGGTGCTACGCCATAATCTTTCGCCAGCTGAATGAACTGATTCAGCTTTGCATTGTTGTTGTCGAATAGCGGAAGAAGCTTTGAAAGGTCATTACCCAGGCTTTCAAGGATGGTGACCTTTCCTGCGTTGGTGCTGATTTTGCCCAGCGCCTCACCAATCGCCAGCAGCTGTTTGTCCGGTGAGACCTTCGACAGCTTATCGGCAGACAGGCCAAGAGAGTTCAGTGCATCTACTGCTTCGCCTGACTTGTTCAGGACCGCATCACCGATTTTATCGCTGAGGTCTTTGAAGATGTCGGCCATGTTGTCACCAGCAACACCGGCTTTCTCTGCCGCGAACTGCCACGCAAGCAGCTCCTGTGTGGACATCTTCAGCGACTTCGCCCACTGGTCTGTGGCATTAACCTGTTCGGACGTTGATTTAAGTAAAGCGAAACCGGCTGTGCCTGCCGCGAGCGCTGCCGCCTGAACCGCGCCGCCTACTGAGAGCAGTGCGGCTGAACTGGCAGCGGCGTCCTTCTGGACCTGCTTAGCCCACTTTTCAGAGGCACGCTCGGCTTTGTCCATGCCTGAAACGAAGCCGCCCACTTTTGCGATCAGGTCAATCGTCAGCGTGCCAAGTGATTTTGAAGCCATAAACTCTCCGTCTGGCGGCCGTTATCCCCAGCTGGTCATGGCTTCATTAAGTGAAATCGGCTCATCAGCAGCAGTGACTTTAGTGAAGTGCAGCGTGAAGTCTGTCGGGCTGAACGGCGGCGTTTTCGCATCACGGTTCACGTTAGCAATGATGCTTGCCACCACCCCTGCGCCCCACTCGGTGCGCATCATGGGGTTCAGGCTTCCGTAGCGTTCCCGGTATTTTGCCCAGAGTTGCGACTCTTTGAAGGTGATCGTCTCACGCGCTTCTGCGATGGTGCGTCCACCGATGCCGTTGAGGACGAGCTCGCACCAGAATTCGTCTTCGGCGCTGAGCTCGAAGTCTTTCCCAGATCGTTAACTTCCTGAATGGCAACCAGCAGTGCAATGGTGAGCGCACCATCAAGAGAGCCGCGATCCGGGTCAGCCTCGCCGGTAATGTCAGCCGGGGTGAAAACGGGCTTGCCGAACTCATCACAGATTGATGCTGCGATGCGGCCTGCCACACCATCCACTTTGCCGCCCATTGCCAGTACATCAGACGTGGCGGTGTGATAGCCCATCGGGCGCACATATACGGTCGCGGTAAAGTCTTTTTCGCCCTGTTTCCAGCTGATTTCTTTTTCGACCGGACGCCCGGTAAACGCGCCAGCGGTTTTAAGCGTATCAAGTGTCAATTTCATCGTTTATTCCGGTAATAACTCAGGGGCAGAATCGCCCCTGAAATCAGGCAGAGGGAGTGGCTTTAGGCACCCATACAGCAGAGCCAGAACGCTGAATGGAAGCAGAAGAAGACACGACCGTGTTGGCAGCGAAATCAAAAGGGAAGTCGGAGACATAACCCTTGAACACAAACCACGTGCGGCTGTCAGGGAGCGTCAGGCCATCTACTGCACCTGCAGCGCCATCAGCAGCGGCTACTGGCGAAGCAGTTCCATCTGACCAGCCGATAGCAAAGGTCAGGTCCTGATCATCTTCAGCATCAGAAATAGACAGGTTATAGAGCATGATGTGACTGGTGTTTTTCGGGTCCGCATTAAGCGTCAGTGAGGCCGCACCGGGCGTGCGCAGACCACGCTTATAGGTCCGATCGAGCCGCTCAGAAAGACAGGTATCTTCAATCTGGTCGGCAGGGTTGCTGCCGGGTGAAAATGCAGTAATGCACTCAATCTCGCTCACCGCGCCTTTTGCGAGTACAAAAAGCTGTGTACCTTGCGTCAGTACAGACATTGTTATCTCCGGTTATAAAAAAACCGGCACAGGGCCGGTGGGTGAATAGTTCAGTTAGCGCGGCACTATCCAGTCAACATCGAATGAGTACCGGTATCGCCTGGTTACATTGTCGCGGGTTTGATCGCCCCATCGGGTAATGTAGGCGTGGATTTCTATGGCATCACGCAGCGCTGCGGCCACAGCAATCGCTTCTTCAGGTGTGTCAGCATAAACATCAACCTGGAGCGTGAACGTATCCGTATCAGGACGCTGAGCCAGGTAATTCTCCGGCTCACCAGTAATGTTCTGCCAGACAGCATAGGGATAACTAACATCGTCATCCTGCTGACCAAAGGGATACAGGCGCAGGCTTTCGCCACCAATCAGAGCATTAACTTCAGGACTGGCGCTGCATACGGGAAAAATGGGTGCTATCACGGTGACTGCCCTTTCTTACGGGCGCGTTTAATTGCCCGGTCAATTGCCAGTTCGTACTCGGTTCCAAAGGTATTGATGACCTGATCGATACTGCTTTCGGCAGCCGGGCGCATGAATGGCTGCGCCTTCATTTTCTCCGTGCCGAACTCAAGAAGCCGCCAGTGCGGCGTAGGTGCATTAAGGCTTTTATCGGGGTGTTTTTGCAGGACCGCGCCATGCGCAACGCCAATCCGGAACCCGAGGTTTCCCGTTTGCCTGAAAAACCGTCCGTTCCAGCGAAGCGCAACGTTATTCGCGATACTCCTTCCCGTTGACATGTCATCCAGCTGCCGGGCGTTTGCTCTGGCTTTGTCAGCAATGACATTTCCGGCACGACGCAGTGCGGCTCTGCCACCCTTGCGCCTGAGGTCATCGCTGATTTCAGTCAACTTGCCCAGCAGTGAATCCATGCCCGTCAGGTTAAAATCAACGCCATCAGCCATCATTGACGCCCTCTGAACACGGAAGCGTCAGGTAATCACGACCGCTTTTATCGTCAGCCAGAACACCTTCAATGTTAAAGATTTTCCCGGCGTAAACGATACGATGTTTTGGGGTCACATCGCTGCGAAAGCGAATGGTGATACGTGTGGTTACTTCACTCTGTGTGGCCTGTGCCGCGACAAACTCCCGCGCAGACAGCGGGGCAACCTCCGCCCACAGCTTTGCTGTTTCCTGCCAGGAATTAACAACAGCTCCAGTTAAAGGGTTCTGGGTTTTGACGGACTTCTGGAGCGAGACGCGGTGACGTAATTTTCCGGCCTGCATAATTATCCCTTAGCCGCCCCGCTAAGATATGTCGGCGCTGGCATGTCATTGTCTGAGACGTCAATGACTGACTGATAAACCACGGCAGCAAGCGCCTCGTTTGATTCAGCCAGGCGGTTTATTGCTTCGCTCTGCGACTTCATCCCCTGTGCGACCTGATGAAGACTTTCTGCCAGTTTCTCCAGCGTGGTCGCCAGCAGGCTTTCCTGTAATTCTTTCATTAGCGAGTGCCACCATTTTTTTTAGCCATTCACGTCGCTTCTGGCATCCTGAACAGGCCATCAGTGCCACCTGCGATGTCGGTATAACAACGCCTCCACACCAAACGGAATTTCTGACTGATTCTGCCCACCTGCTTCACGGTTTGAATAGTAGTGACCGATCAGCAGCAGCATCGCCTGCCATATGCCCGAAGTAAAAAGAACCTCACGGGGAGGTTCTTCGTTTTCTGCGGTGGTTGTTAGCTGCGCCACCAGAATGCCGTCACAATAATGTTCGATGAAGTCCACTGATGCCTGCGCATAGCCTGCAATCAGGTCGTCTTCATCATCGTGATCAACTCTCAGGTGCTTCTTAACCAGCGCCACCTGTTGCGGGCTTATTTCCACTTTTGCCCCCTTTCTTTACGGGTACCGAAGCCGAATCGTCATTTGATTCATCTTCGACAGCTTCAGCCAGGTGCAGCCCGACCAGAGCCTCACCGATTTCTTTTTTAACCACCTTCACTTCACCCTGCGAGACAGTGCCAAGGTGAAAATGAGAGAACATGCGAAGTGCTTTGATTTTCATGTCTGTAAACGCGGTCATTGCTGACCGCGCCCTTCAGTTATGCGCCGCCAGCGGCAACGGTGATATCGCCGGTAACAATGGCGGCAGGACGGTAGTGAGCCAGCGCCAGACGTTCTTCACACAGGATGGTCAGCATATTTTTCACGAAGTTATCGCGATCCTGATTGCTGATTTCAACGGTTGCGTCCATGCGGTCCCACACCTGAGAAGCCAGGCCAAACGCACCAACCGTGAACTTACCTGCTGCCTGAGCGGTCGTTGAAACAACCGGCAGACCCCACAGCACTTTCGAAGCGAAAGCCTGCGGACCGCCGAGAATGTAGTTGCCGTTGGCATCCTTAAGCAGCGCGATGCGGTGCCAGTCAGCCGGGTTAAGAACAATACCGTCCGCTTCAAACTCGCTCAGCGACACCTGATAGATAGCATGCGCCAGAACGTCAGCCCCGGTGTCACCGGTGGCATTGAGTGCCGCTTCGTAGTCGTTAGCGACCACGTTCAGACCCTGAAGATTGTCACCGGTGCCGTCACCGTTGAGCATCTGATTCTCTTCCACCAGCGCCAGACCGTACATCATGCGGGAGTTGATGTAGGACTGCAGGGCTGGCGCGTCATCCATAATCTGACGTGATGCCTGAATCCAGTGCGCGATGGTTTTCACGTTCGCGGTTTCTTTAGTGAAGGTGATGTTGCTCTCAGGCTTCAGCGTACCTTCAGCTACCGGCGCAGCCGCATTGGTGAATACGTTCTCACGGACATATTCAAGGGCATTGCTGGAGATGCGGCCCTGTGACAGCAGGTCACGAACGGTCAGGCGACGCAGGCCAGGCATAAGAATGCCAGGATTCTGCTGTGGCAGAACGAGGCTACCGGCAGAGGTGCTGCCGGAACCGATGGCCTTATCAAAGCTGGTCACTTTTGCTTTGGTACGTGAGCCATCCCAGCCTTTGATAAGGTCTTCAGAGACACGCTCGGCAAATGACTTCTGAGCGGTCTGATCGGGTGAGTTGCCTGCAAGCTTCTGCTCAAGATCAAAAAGGCGGGTACCAGTGGCCTTCAGCTCGTCCTGTGCCTTTGCCAGGTCAGTCTGAAGCTGCTGGTTAATCTGGCCGTTTTCGTTGATGGATTTACGCTGTTCTTCGATGAGCTGTTTCACTTCTTTCTGTGAATTCTCAATCGCTTTTTCAAGGGTGGCTAATTCAGACATGTAATGCTCCGTTATGCGTTCCGCAGGTTAGCGGCAAAGGAAGTTATGCGCTGTGCAAGCGCGTCAATGTCGCCGCTATCGGACTCGCTCCGACCTGCGGACTTAACACTGGCAAGAAATGCCTGTGCTTCTGCACGCGAAAGCCCTGCTGAATCCCTCAGGAAAGCTTCCGCGTCTCGAATGGTTTTGATTGTTTCGATGCTCTTCATGGCAGACACGCCAGCAAGCTCGTTAGCAGGGAACGTGCAGACGCTGATCTCACGCAGATAGGAAATGTTTTTGAAAATCATTCCCGTTGTGCCGATGCTGTAATCATCTTTTGATACGGAAAATCCGACTGACATTCCCTCAACGGTGCCGTGTTGCATGGCGGCCTTAAGATCAGATGAAGCACTCAGCCCTGGTGTTAACTGACCCCGGACAAAAAGGCCTTTTTCATCCTCTTCCAGCGTCTCCCATTTCCCTACCGGCACCTCAAAAGTGCGATGGTTAAAGAACATCGCTACCTTGCGGCTTTGCGTGGCCAGAGTATTTTTAAACGCGCCAGGAAGAATAATGTCGCCGTCAGAATCTGTGTTGTTAAACACAGAGGCGTAACCTTCAAAAATCCCCTGACTGCCATCACCTGCAAACTTAATTTCTGCCTGATTAAAGGACAGCGTTTTCTGAATGTCCGGCATTTAAGCCCCCAAAAAAATTAAGCCCCGTCAGTGCGGGGCTTATTGTTTGTACCGAGGTCGGTAATGGGTATGTTTTGTGACTGACGTGTTGCCACATCCCCTCCAGGGAGAGGCGGCAGGTTATCCAGCCTTCGCACTTCGTTCACTGTGCGGATGCCGGTATTGACCATGATCTGCATAAAGGTGGCGCGGCTGGCTGAATCACCACGCAGAAGACCGTCCAGGTTGTGCTCGGCATGAATCTTGCCCTGCTCAGAATCTTTCACCAGCCATCGCTCGATGCTGTATTCCCAGCGATCCAGATAAGGTTTCAACGTGTACTGAAGAAAACCCAGATTCTGCTGCTCAATCCCGCTGCCCCATGAGGTGGATTTATCAACATCGCCAACCAGATGCGGGGGAACGCCGTAAAAGCGCGCCAGCTCAGCCACCTGAAACTTACGCGCTGCAAGAATTTCTGAGTCCTGAGGAGAAACGCCAATTGACTGCGTGGTAAATCCGCTTTCCAGAATCCAGAGGCGCTTTTTAACCGGACCACCAGCGATCTCCTTGAAGTTTTCCTCCAGCTGGCCTCGCTGCTCTTTGGTCAGCACCTTACCGTCAGTCATCAGTATCTGCGGGGACTTGGCGCCATTGGCAAAGAACTCACGCTGATTATCTTCCATCGCTATTGCGACGCCTGCTGATTTCGCACTGAAAGCCAGAGGAGACAGGCCAACCAGACCGTTGAAGCCAAAACCTTTCAGATGGAAGATTTCTTTAGTCCTGAAATCGGCATATTCACTGTCACGCTTGTAGCGGTAAATGACAGTTTTACCGTTATCGCTTAGGCGCACATCCATATTGGCACTCATCAGCGGAACCATGCTGATCACATCACCCACGCTGTTTCGCTCAACGTGTGCGTAGGCATTTCCATATGCGCATAGCTGCATCGTCATGGCCTCACGAAACTCAAGCGCAGTCATGAAGTTGTTGGGCCTGAATCTCAGCAGACGCGCCAGCGGATTATCATTTCCGACCTTCTTTCGCTGGTCGCTCACCGTTTCGAATACGTCCAGAGGAAGGGATGCTGTCACTGTGGAGATTAAGCGTATGCACGCCCATACGGTGCTGATCTGCATATTGCGTTCGTCGGTAACAACAGAATCTCCCACCACGCCGTGTGCGGACGTTCCTGCCATCTGTGAACCACTATCCGGCGTCACCAGACGACCACCGGTGAGGATGGAGGCCATACGCGCCCAGAAAGGCGACCGCGTTCGCAGGTCAATGCTGTAATCGGTATCTGCCATTTTAAACGCTCAAAAAGTTATAGATGAAGTCGTCAACGTTGCCCTGCTCTTCCACCTCATCGCTGTTCTGCGCGCCAATCGACATAGCCAGTGCAACCATGCCATCAATTCTTCCGCTGGATTTACCCTTAACAAACTTGCGGTTGCCTGCAGGATCGGTGATGACAGTTGCGTTTTTGGCGCACATTTCCAGAATCGGGTGGTTACCATGCTTCAACTGAGCGCCAAGAAGCTTTGTTTCCAGTTCTCGCAGCGCGGGAGACATAGAAACAAACCCCTGACCAAACTCCACAAATCGCTCAAGTTCAGATTCGGTAAAACCGGCATCAATCAGATGCGGGCGAAGGAAGCGCATGTTGTAGCGGTCAAAAGCAATGGCCCTGACGTTGCAGTTGTCAAAAAGCTTTCTTAGCTCTTTTGCGATAAAGGCATACTCAATAGCCTTGCCCGGTGTCGTGTTCAGGTAGCCCTGTTTCGCCCATATATCGTATGGCACGCGGTCATTACGGGCCTTGTCAGCCAGCCCTTCAGCTGGGAGCCAGAATTTACTGTGAACATCACCTTTTGCAGAGGTCAGTACCAGCGCCGTCAGGTCAGACACGCTCGACAGGTCAAGACCTCCCCAGACGGTGACCCCGTTAAGATCATCCGGCTCTTCTTTGTTCATGTGCCAGACGGTCTGGCTTACAAAGGGGCTTTTAGCCTCGACACGTCGGTTGAGTACGAGGTTTTCAAATTCAGCCTGTCGCGACGGCAGTCGTTTTGCACTAGCGGCCATGTCCAGCACTTCCTGCTGATTCATGAAGACATCAAAGGCAGGATTGGCTAAACGGATTGCTTCAACTGAGAACGGGTCAATATCTTCCGGCGCAGTATCGATCCTGACAACCGTTCGCGGATCAGCGCCGGTAAGTCCGTCATCAATCAGCAGGCTGAGCAAATCACTGGCGTCAGGTGCCTGCGTACTGATGATGATGGAGATAGGGTTTTCCTGTGCTGCTGTCGCGGTTTCCAGCGCTTCATACAATGGGTCACGCGGTCCACGAACCTGACCCAGCTCATCGTGAGCAACGAAACGCGGCGAGAAACCATAAGCCGTGGTTGCCTCTGCGCTCAGGGCGCGGTAGTAAGAACCCAGGTCCGGGCAGTGAATCTCTTTTGCTGAGTCTTTTATGGCAACGTACTGCATGAGCGTGGGGTTCATGCGGCACATTTTGGATGCCAGATTGAACAGGATTGCCGCCTGATCGCGGGAACGGGCTGCAGAATAAAGCTGTGAGTTGTGCGCCGCCTCCGGTCCCACCAGGTAGAGGAGCATCAGCATAGCGGTTTCAACAGTTTTGGCGTTTTTACGGCCCCTGGTGATAATGCCGCGCCGGGTTCCGTGAACGTTGTCGAAAATCGCTCTGAAGTCATCCTTCATAAAAGGAGCCATCTTAAGTGGCTGCCCAACAAACTTACCTTCAGGGATCAGGATATGCTTTTCGCACCAGGCAATATTTCTTTCAGCTCTTGTCAGAGTTTTTTTAACCATCAGCTAAGAGCCTCAGTCAATCTCCCAGGGCTTTTTATCACGCGCAAGATTGTTATTTGCGCGGCCCACCGTTTTCGGATCGGCGGTTGCCTGCCGGGTAATTCTGAGCCGGGTTGCCAGTGATGATGCAGAACGGACTTCCCGCTCACGCATGGTGAGCAGTTTGTCATAGCGCTTCAGCCCATCCTCGCGCGACAGCCAGCTCAGCTCAAATTCTTCAATCTGCATCGTCAGCAATCGCGACTGAACAACATGACGGCAATACATCTCCATCATGTCGCGGTGAGTTTCTGTAAATGAATTTGCTGGATTGTCATTCACCAGCCGAACCCACACGCTAATCTCAGGATCACTGAGATGAATTGACGGCTGCAGCCTGCTTTCAGCCAGAGCTGGCAGCGAGACAGCAGACGTCGCAGCCAGAGACTTTCTGCCTCGCTGTGCCATTACTTTTTCCTTTTTTTCTGGACGTTTTTAATAAAAAGACTGAGGGCGCGGTCTTTAAGATTTTGCTGCCAGAGTTTTGCCCTCCCCCCCCCTAGCCTGTACCACTTCAAATGACAATCGTTCTCAATTGCAGCTTGAGCCTCCAAAGTGGTGCACCAACAGGCACCAAATGATATTGATTCTCATTTCTCGATGATTTGCAGGTTTTCACGTGACAGGCTGGCTGCCAACAGGCTCTTGCCGGTACCAATCGGGATCGACATGGTGACCGATGGCATGGTTTCGCCCACTTCATGACTGAACCCAATTGCTGTAACCGAATTGAACAGAACGCCGTCGATACTGAACTCAATCAGCTTGCCGTCTCTGTATTCAATCTTTAGGTCTTTCATTCATTTCTCCCGTTACCAGATAACGCGGCCATCATCGTCAAACTCAGTCACTGTTCCGCCATTCTCCAGACGCTGCTTCACGGAGTCATGGCAGCGCTTGCAAAGTGACTGCAGGTTGTCGGGATCATGGAACAAAGCAACATCACCCTTGTGTGGCATGATGTGGTCAACTATGGATGCTGAGATAACCTGATTTCGCCTGAGGTGGAACTCACATAGTGGTTGCTTCTGGAGCTGGTAATAGCGAAGTCGATACCAGCGCTTAGTGTTATAAAGGTTATGCCAGGGTGAATTGCTAGCCATAAAGCGTTTCCTGCTGGCTTAATGTGTTTAACCCTCGGCAATGGTGAGACCACCAGCCGATGATTCAGTGTGTTTATGCTAAAAGTGAACTTAGTGAATGCATTTTTTAGCACACAATAAAAAACCGCCCGTGGGCGGCTAGTTAGTGCTGGGAACGAGGAAAGCTTATTTTTCCCTAACCCACTCACCCTTGACGGTGCGGTAAAATGAGCAAACAACTTCATTTTTCTGTATGTCGTAAATCTCTACAGTGTCGTTGTCGCTTCTCGCTTCGTCACTGCATGCTGCCTTTTCTGCTTCTTCAAAAGAGATTGTCACGCAGTGAATATCATTGCAGCCGCCACCGCGCTCATAATCATCGTAAGCAAAAACGATATAGCGTTTATTTTCTTCCATGATTTTCACCGTGAATATCCGAAGGTTTTTCTAAGCGTCGGGCAAACTCTCTAAATGGAACACCGTTAACTTTTAGCGAACCTTCAATAACGTGATTTTGAATTGGCTCAGTGCGTACGGAGTCCGATACACTTTCAACGACTCTGCTAGTTATCTCATCTGACATAGGGCACTCTCCTTTTCACTAATGTGAACAGTATATGCCGATGTCGCAACGCTTCACAGCGTGGCTAACCCTTATCCCTTGTCGGAGAGATTTTGCCTTACTTATCCTGAATACTGGTTTCCGCATCCAAGAAACCGCGAATAGCGGAATTAGAGATATGACTTAGAGGCTGCTGCAGAAAAGCCGACCCTTCATCATCTTCTTTTTTCCAAACAAAGCGTAAGCCAACATCCCATACCTCCACTCTCAAATGGCCTTCTGGAAAGTACTCTTTTGCGATTTTATAAACTGTACTGATACTGATTGATTCGTCTGACATATAGCCTCCTGTTTGACGAATACAACGTATCATCATCAGGCGCACTCGCAAATGCGCCTTGTGATGAACTCAGCAGTCTGAGTCTGGACGGGCTACAGCACGACACGCCGCCATACAGGCACGCTGCATATCCTTATGTGCTTCACGCAACCATTCATTTGAATCCCAGCGTTCTTGCGAGTTCTGCAAGCTTGGGTCGTTGCTCATATCCATACCATGCTGCTGGAGCAATGCAATGAACTGTCGGCTCAGCTCTTTAAACTGATTCATCTTGCCAGTTTCGCCATAAGACAGTGTCCGATAGTCCTTAACGGTGGCGCCCTTAATGGTGCAACAGTCCTGCGGCTTTGCTTCGCTCATGCTTTTCCTCTCAATTAAGTTACCGCTTACGCTTGCAATGAAAATGGATGCTTTTAATATTTAAGGCACAACAATAAATAGTGTTCCTCTTTGAATGGCCCTGCACGGGGCCTTTTTTTAATCTTTGACTTTCATAACTGGTTCGATTGGCTGCACATGCGTGAACATGAAGCCTTCATAAGAATTTTTTACTGGTTAAACGCGCTTAATCCTCAGCAATGGTGAAGCCACCAGCCGATTATCCATTGTGTTTATGCTGAAAAGTGAACTCATTGAATGCAGTTTTCAGCACAAAAAAACCGCCCGGAGGCGGCTTAGTGCTCGTGTTTATTTATTAATGGATTACAAAGAGCGATTTGCAGTGCGGGCATAACAAAGCTTGCTCTTTTGAAACCTTCGTAACGGACTGCTTGGACGTTTTCCCGCAAACTGGACACTTAGCGTCAGTGTTGATTCTGGCGACACGGTCCATTACCTGACTGAAGTAGGACATGGTATTCGGCCTTTCTCATGAATGAGACTAATCATAACACTGCTGGTTGTTTTTTAATCACAACCATTACGACTAATCTTAAGATATATCATGGAAAGATTAGTTACTCATGCAAGGCCATTGACCGGCTCCCCATTGATTAGCTTGCGCTTCGATTTAATCAGCAGACAAAACTCTCGGTGGCTACCTTTGGATTAGCTATCAATATCATTTACATGAATTATAGCCATGTAAGGCAGACTGCCACCAACCTCTCTATCCCGCATCTCATAATCCAGTATGTCAAAACACAACATCTTAGCGCCCTGCCTCAACAAAATTTTTTCACCAATATCGAATGGGCAGGTTCGATCTTTGAACGGTATCAGAAGTTGGTTGTTTGTGGTGTCCGCTTGCCCGATATACGTAATATTTTCGAACGAGAACTCGTCAGGAAACAGAGCTTTTTCCGAAGCCATAGCCGTACCTTGCCCATTAAATGTGTGAAATCAGATCATCACATTTAATGGGCAACAGGAACAGGATGCATATCAAGCTTCCTGACTGCAGCACGATCAATATTGCACTGCCCAAGAGCGCCATATAACTCAGCGTTGAGGCTTACGCTGTCACCGAACGTCATATCCTGTGACGGCGCTGGTACATCAATTGGGCTGGTCAGTTCAGCCGGAAGGCTTAGCTGTGGCTGCTTTACTGTCCGGTACTCCACCAGCGGCTTTTGCTGCGTTACGCAACCGGTCAGCAGCATCAGGGGGAACAGGAGCAACAGCACACTTGTCCGCCGCAAGGTAACGCTTAATTTCATTCTGTAATTTCCGATTCTGCTGGGCTGTTACGGCACGCTGCTCTGTGACCTGACTCATCACTTCGTTTTGCTGCTTAACGGCTGTTACCAGCTCAGTGACACTGGATGCCAGGTCATCGTTCTTTGAACGCAGGTCCTTAATCTGATCGTCTTTGCTGTTTGCCAGCTTCTCAAGTCTGTCGTTCGTTGCTTTCAGCTGTGAGTTACTGGCATTCAGCCCCCACAGCGCCACGCAGATAAGACCGATGATGACCAGGCCTGAATTGTTTCGGATAAAGCCGATTACGTTGAACATAG